GGTCTTGCACGGGTGTGCAGGGGGTGTCCCCGGTGGGGGTTGGCGGGTTTTTCACCATGAAACGAGTGTTTTTGTGGTTTGTTGTTGGAATTTGATGTTTGGTTCGCTGCGATTGCCTTTGCTTCTGTTGCATGTTCTGCAGATGATTTGCCCGTTGTCGAGGGTGTTGAGTCCTCCCCTGCTGACGGGTGTGATGTGGTCGGCTTCGGGACTGGTTGGCAGCTGGTGTGTGTTCCAGGTGATGGTTGCTCCGCAGAGTGGGCATTCGGTTTGGCCTTGTTGTTGGGCTTGGGTGATGAGTCTTGCCCGCCAGCGCCGGTGGGCTTGGCTGGCTGTGCGGTTGGTGCGTGCCATGATGTGTCTGTTCCTCGCCTAGCCCCGTACGGGTCTTGTTTGCCCCTGTAACGGCTTGGGAGCGGTTGGGGGTATGAATACCTTGCCCTTGCCCTGCTAGTCGATTCTGGGGGCTGTTTTGTTCGTTTGAGGGGGTGTTTTGTTTGTGCCGGGATGTTTGTTTTCTCCACTACCTCCATGGGTGTGAAAAAGATCACATCGCCCCCCAGCTGTGTCAAAAGAAGAAGGACACGGAAGAAAAATGGGGGTGGGTGTGTGTTCGCGTTTCAAGGCTTCGCGCTTGGCGCCTAGCGGTGTAGGACACGGGCTAAGCGGGAACACTTTATAGGTTTTAAAGTCTTCTACATATAATATACACTTTAAGTCTCACCCGGTGTTAAGGGTGTTAGCGTGACACGCCGTACGCCTTCAGCCGAACACGCCAAGCCTGAAAGGGACACGGATAGAGTAAGTGTGGTAAGTGTGCAACCGGGAGCGTGCGAACGGTGGTACACGAGTCACACGGTGAAAAGTCCATCAGCGCTGACGGTAAAGGTTCCTCTTCTCCCCTGATGAAGAAAAGAAGAGAAGAGAGAAAGTACCAAAGAGAGTAGAGAAGTAAAGAAGTTAACCTCTTAGCTCTTTTAAAACTTTTATAACTTATAAGCTTTAATACTTATATTATATTATTATAACCTATAAGCTTTAAGACTTATAGGTTATAATATTAAAGTTTAAGACTGATGGTTAACTTTAAGTACTTAAGGTCTTTAAAGTCTTATAGTTACTTTAAGTTTTAAAGCTTATAAGCCTTTAAGTCTTAAACACTGATGTTAAGTTTATATCCTTAAGTGCTTAGCCTTTAAGGTTTTATAGTAACTTTAGGAGCTAAGCCTTAAGGGTTATATATTTACTTTAAGACTTTAAAGCTTTAATGTTTATTGATATCCTTAAGTGTTAAGCTCTTAAAATTTTATATGTACTTTAAGTGTTTAAGGCTTTAAGACTGATGCCGAGCCCTTGAGGGGCTCGGTGCTAAGTGTTAAGGTCTTAAGGGCTTAACACTTAGCTGTTAAGCTTTTAAGTCTTTGGTAGACTGATGGACGTAAGGGTGAAAGCCGCGTCAGCGGATTTCGGCCTTACGTCCAGCTGGCTACCTGTCCAGCCTATCATACCCCACCTGGAATGAGTCAAACTGGTGGATTTGGCTCTATAGGCGGGTTAGAGGGGTGTAGACACCTGTTTTTGGTAGTAAAGGTCCAAAAATTAAACCTAAAAGTTTCCTTAACGTTTAATGAATGGAAGGTTAACAGATGAGGGTGTAGGCTAGTCTAGAACTGGTGTTTGCCCTAGTCAGAACGGGTTTCACTCCCGGACAGCTCTCACACTGTACCCTTGTGTCCTTTCCGAACACGCTAGGCCCATCAGTGCTGAGGGTGTTCCCTCAGGCTTTCGAGTACTCGTCGCTGAGGCTCCTCGTACTCTCAAGTCTTCCCTGATGGCGTGTACTCCTTTCAGGGCTGTGCCTGTTCGGGCTGATGCCGAGCCCCTCAAGGGCTCGGTGCTCAGTGCTAAGACCCTAAGGTGAACTTAAGTACCTCAGGTGTGAAGGCTGATGCCCCCCTCTTTCTTGTACCGTGTCCTTCTTCCCCCACAGCATCCCACACTGTCCACATAGTTGAGGCTTAGCTAACCAGGATAGGGGCTGATGAGCGGCGTCTGGATAGCGGATCGCGTATCAGGCTCCTGGAGGCGTCTAGAATCGATCAGAATATGCTGGGGGTAAAATACCTAGCCCCCACCCTGTAAGGCGCTCCTAGGCGTACCCCTGAAGCTTTAAACGGCATTTCTGGGCTACACCCTCCACGCCAGATCGACAGAGTAGCCTCGAGAGTGCACACCAAGTCGGGAGAGTGTGATACATTTCACACAGTAGGAGGGTGTAGAGTCCATGCCCAGATCTGGCACCCCAACTATCGTGATGAAAGCCAAGGTAGATCTACCGAACCTGCTATCACCCAGACATACCCCTGAGACGCCCTAGAAGGCCCCTAGAATCGATCAGCAGGGCCAACCCTGCATAATCCTACCCCTAGAAGATTTGAGACGCTGAGAGAGGCAATAAAGGCTTAAGTGAGATACGCCACATCCCATGCCACACCCATATAAAACGCTCAATCCGAATGAGCGCAGCCTTGACTATGGGGTCGCAGCCCGCACACTCTAGAAACCACAACAACCCCTACACCACCGAAAGGAACACACCCTCATGGCCACCACACTCATCACCTCATCCATCACCTCCCTCTACGGGCAGACAGAAATCGACCCCCTCGACCTCACCCAGCTAGCCGGACGGCACGCCAAACACATCAACCTTGACACCGCCAAACACGCCTACCGGGATGCCGTGGAAGAAGCCTTAAACCTCTTCCGCCCCGACTGGGCCCTCAACCTCGATGGATCAGTCACCGGCCCACAAGACTGGCAACAGCTCACCCCAGATGAGGCCGAGGAACTCGCCTGGCAGATCGACACCATCGACACCACCACAATCCTCCAAGAAGCCACAAAATAACACAACAGAAAGGAACCCGTCATGCAGAAGATCGCCGACCACTTCACCCAGCTCTACACCCCCACCAGCTACGACTGCCCCACACCCTTCGACCTGACACGCCTCGAAAACCTCTCCTGCGACCACATGGATTTTGAGGGCCTCGCCGAAGCCTACCGGCAGAGCGTGGAAGCCGAACTCCACAAGCTACGCCCCAACACATTCATCGCCACCAACGGCACCGTATTCAGCCATGACGAGTGGAAGCCGCTCACCTGCGGGGAAGCCACACAACTCTACTGGAATGTGAGCCGCATCCATGTTGGCCATCTACTCACCCTGTGCGCCCGATAACCCCTTAGCCACACACCAAACGCTCACAATCGTTGAGCGCAGCCTTGACATGGGGAACCGCTCACACCATGATTAATCATGTCAGCAACGAACAACACCCCGGAAAGGGGACAACAATCATGAACAAGAAAAAAGGCTACACCATCGCCGGAATCACAGCCGCCATCATCGCCGCAGCCTCCTTCCTGCCAGCCCCAGACGACAATCCGCCACTCGCCTCACAACCAGCCCCACAGGCCACCACAGCCAACACCGAATGGACCCCCAAAACCGTCCAGCAGCGCAAAGCCGAGAAGAAAGCCCGCCAGGCGGCAGCAGTCCGCTCCCTACAAGCAGAACAGCAGCGCGCCCACCGGCAAGCCCAAGCAAGGGGTGAAGAAACCTCCACCGGACTCACCATGCTCACCGCCGCACACGCCTGCAACCAGAAAGCCACCCAGGCAGCCGCAGAAAACGGTGTCAAATGGAACGGCAACCCCGACATCGACCTCCAACTCCACAAAACCATCGGTAAAGACACCTTCTCCATCGTCTACGGCGCCACCGCGAAACAGCCCGGCGCATCCAAACTACCCGTCACCGTCCACTGCCTCGTCACCGGAACAGAAGACCACCCACACGTCACCGACCTCAACATCAACCCGCAACAGTAACCCGCCAAGGAGCATCCCCGCTATGCCTCTCCTCTCCCACTACGCTGTCACCACCGGACTCACCGACACGGCACACATTATTCACCACACCGGCGGCACACTACGCACAGCCACCGATATTGCCTCCCGCATCAACACCCTCAACCCAGACATCAACTTAGACCACCAAATCAACCAACTGTTATCTATCGAAACCGACCTGTACAACATTTATAAAACCATCAACACCATTCTTCAGGAGCAAGCATGAACACACCCAACAGTATCGAGCTACACAGCTACGAAACGTTCTTCACCAGCCTCGCCTGGATCCAAGGCGGCATCATCACATGGATGTACGCAACCGGCACCAGCCATAAAGCCGCCCTCGCCATTATTGCCGCATGCGCCCTCACCACCCTCCTGGGTGCCTCAACACTCACCAACAATCCACGAGACACCAAATGATCACAACACCCATACTGATAGTTGAAACCCTCGCCATCATTATTCTCGCCGTAGCACTCGCCCACAACCCCAACCAGTAACCCACCCTTAAGGAGCACACATCCCATGGATGAGCCAACCGGCATGTACACCGACCCCAATACTGGTGCCAAAAAAGAATTGAAACTTTGCAGGCTCTCCCTCATCGACCCTGCAGCCTTGCACGCCCTCGGCGAAGTGGCAGGATACGGTGCCACCAAATACGGCGACAACAACTGGACCGGAGGATACCCGTGGAGCCACAGTGTCGACGCCCTCTACCGGCACCTGTTATCATGGCAGCAAGGACGCAACCTTGACCACGAATCCGGGCTACCGCATTTAGCTCATGCTGCCTGGCACTGCCTCGCACTCCTCGCCTACCAGCAACACCACGCCGGCCAAGACACCCGCAACCCATGGAACACCCACAAAGGCGACAAGTAATGCCCCTAGCACAAAAACCCGCTATCATCGACAATCCAGGCCACATCTCCTACAGTTCACTCACTCAGTGGGCCGAATGCGGAGAAAAATGGCGCCTATCCCACGGCTACCACGCCCAACACCACACCTGGTATGCCACCATCGCCGGAAGCGCCATACACCACATCACCGAACAATACGACCTACACCTGTACAACCCCGACGAATACCCTGCACTGCCAGACAAACTCTCATCCTTCAAAAACATTTTCGACACCCAAGTAGCCCTCGCCGAATCCGAAGGCACAGCAATCAAACCCTCCGGCAGAATATGCAAAAACATGTGCGAGTCGGGCGGGCCACACAAGAAAGACTACGACTGGTGGATGGTTTACGGCCCCACCTTTGTGGACCGCTGGAAAACATGGAGGCGCAACCACCCAGAATACATCACCGCAACCCTGGACGGCCAGCCCGGCATCGAATACCCAGTCGAAACCACCCTCCAGGATGGCACCCAGATCGTTGGCTACATCGACCGCGTTTTCACCAACACCAACACCGGCGAAACCTTCATCCTCGACCTCAAAACCGGCCGCCTACCCGCCGACAGCATGCAGCTGCACACATACCGGTACATGCTCGCCCAACACGGCAACGATGTGACAAAAGGCATGTTTTGGACGCCAGCCACCAGCCGCAACGACGACAAGTCCCCGACACAAGGCACATCCACCGAACTGTACGATCTTGACAACAACACCTACCGGCATGTATCATCCATGTACAGTCAAGCAATGAAAGGAATCAGCGAAGGCATCTTCGTACCCCACGTCACAGCACTCTGTAAAGGATGCCCCGTCAAGGACGCCTGCTGGGCTGTAGACGGGAAAGACGCCTACAGGTACCCTACAGAAACCACCATCACAGCCCCAACAGAAGAAAGCAAGGAACACCAGTGAACGATAACACCAATAGCGGCGACGATCGCATCACCATCACACTCAAATACGGCGGCGACTACGCCGCCCCATGGACCGTCATTCGCGGCGACACCGCAGAAGACATCAAACAATCCATCATCGATCTGCTAGGAGGATTGAAAGACGAAACCGTATCCAAAGACTGGGATTTAGCCACTTTGGTAGCAAGCGCAGCCATCATCCTCCAAGACAAATACGATAAAGCAGCCAAAGACTACGTAAACAAAATCGCATCACAGGAAAATGAGATTATCATCGACCGGATCAACAAGGCTACCAGTAAAGCACAGCTAGCCGACCTTCTGAAACAGTACAAGAAGATCATCACCAGTAACAGTGACGTGTCCGAGGCTTTCCGCACTAAACGGAACAGTCTAACCCGATAAAAACCAACAAACAAACCAACACAAACAGTAAAAGGAAACAACAGTTATGGGACTCGCAAACTACCGCAACAACAGCAACAGCACCTTCTTCAACCCCTCCCGAAACCAGGACGCCACCGCCATCGCCTTCAAAGTGCACGACGTCCAGCACAACACCGAAGGCTACGGTGGACAGGTCGCCGATCGCATCTACGCTGATGTCACAATCTTCCACACCCTAGACGATCTCAACAACGGCACCCCAGAAACCATCCCCAACGCTATTATCGAAAAAGCACGCGGCAACAACGACCGCCCACACTCCATGATCCGCGATCTAGAAGCATACCTTGGAGAGGAGCAGGCCTTCAAACTCGCCACCGTACGCACCAAAAACGGCTTCAACGCGGTCGTGCTCAAACCATTAGACGACGCCATCTACGATAAGGTTGCCGAATACGTAGACAAGCGCGATAACGGCCAGCTAGACGACACCACAGCCTCAACTGATGCTGATATCGATATCGACTCCATCTGACCACCAAAACATCATCCAACCAATAGATAGATAAAGGCTCCGATGCTCTCTCTCCAACGATCCTTCGAGAGAGCCTCCCAAACAGCCGCCGAACTGCCCCGCATACCACAACTAGAACCCCTCTACCGCAACCAGGACATGCACATCCACAAAGGGGACCTAGTCATGATCGCGGGGCGCTCCGGCAGCCAAAAATCCGGGCTAGCCATGTTCATCACCGCCATGCTCAATCAGCCCGCCCTCTACATCTCGGGCGACATGACACCCTGGGAGGCCTCCACACGAATCATCTCACTCAACACCCAACACACCACCGCCCAGATACAACACAACATCGACGACTACGGGCCAGAATACTATCGAGACAGCATCCACCACGGCCAACACATCACCTTCTCATTCCAGTCACCCATCACCTGGACCGACATCACCATGGAACTGCAAGCCTACATGGAAATGTGGAACACCTTCCCACCCATCATTGTTATCGACAACCTGATGGACATTCAAGACTGCGAATCCGACTACCAGGCACAGCAAGAAGCCATGCAATGGATCACCGCATTGGGCAGGGATACTGGCTCCACCATTATTGTCACTCACCACGCAACCGACAAAACCGGCTCCGACATCGAACACCCGCCAGCACGGCGAGAAATCAAAAACGGCCTTTCCGAAAAACCACAACTCATCCTCGGAGTCTCATTGTATGGTGGCGAAGACAACGGCAACGGCCTCACGATACCGGCAGAGGCACGCATCGCCGTCTTGAAACAGCGCACAGGCAAATCCAGCCCCGACGGCACCCGATACGAAAGACTCAGAGCCTACCCCGAATACACATTCTTCGGGCCCCTCGCAGAAAAACAGCCCTGGAACATGACCGAACACCACAAAGGACTATCATGTCGACACAACAATCAAGAAACCGCCGAGCCGGCGCAGAATGGGAAACACGACTCCTCCACCAGCTACGCGACACCGGCCATGATATAGAACGACTCCACCTCAACGGTAAAGAGGATGAAGGCGACCTCATCCTCACAACCGGCCACAAAACCTATGTGATCGAAGCCAAAGCCGGACAGCACCATCTCGCCGAATTCGTGAAACAAGCCAGCCGGGAGGCACGCAACTACGAAACCCACCGCAACCGCGAAAACAATTCCACCATCGGACTCGTCGTCATGAAACAACGCAACAAGCCATGGAGCGAAGCCTATGTGGTATCAACCCTCAACGAGCTCCTCCCACACCTCTGACACCCGCCGCCTCCTCGACGCCCACCGGATACGCTACAACCCGTCCAGGAACGAGCAACACATCCTCTGCCCGCTCCACGACGACCACCAGCCCTCCATGAGCATCAACCTCAACAAGGGCGTCTGGTACTGCCACACATGCGGTGTCGGAGGCGGACTCGCCCAACTGAAACAACGACTAGAGAAAGAAAACCCGAATGTACGACTCACTACAACCCTACAACATTGCGGAACGCAGCCGAATCCAGAAAGCCTCAGCCCGCTACGAAACCCACCTCGAAAACATACTCGACCTGCTCTCAGCAAGAGGCATCAGCGAAGAAACAGCCCGCTACCACCACCTTGGATACATCAACAATGACCCCATCCCAGGCCACGAAGACTACAACCAGTGCATCACCATCCCCTACATGTACCCCGTTTGGGGCGGCCCAGCCGAAATAAGAAAAATGCGTTTCCGCTGCTCCCTCCCACACGACTGCAAAACCCACAACCACCCCAAATACTTAACCCCGGCCGGGGACACAGGCTCCATCTACAACATGGCCGCCATGGCCAACCCGGCAGCCGAAATGCACATTTGCGAAGGCGAATTCGACTCCATGATCCTCGAACAATGCGGATGGCCAGCCGTAGCGCTACCCGGCGCCACCTCGTGGCAAAACTTTTGGACCAAATTCTTCGAAGGCTACGACCGCATCTATATCTGGTCAGACCCAGACAAGGCGGGAGACCAGATGGCCCAAACCCTCCAGACGGCACTACCCCAAGCCATCCACGTGCCCCTCACTGTCGGGGATGTCACAGACACCTACCTGAAAACAGGCAAAACAGGGTTGACACAAGCCCTCAACACAGTGCTACAATAAAACCAGACAAACAACCACAACACGGAAAGGTACACTAAAACATCATGGATCCCCTCGACACCTGCCCCATCCCCGGCCGCCGCGACACCTCTAAGGCCGCCAGGAGACGCATCCGCCTCGCTATCTGTGCAGAAAAATGGGCCGACGGTGAAGACCCACTCCACATCATGCACACCTGGGGCACCACCTACGAGGGGATGCGATCCATGATCCGCGCCAACCCCGACATTAAACTACCCGACGACATGGCCAAACGGTTACACAAAATCTGCCGGGAAGCCTACCCCAAAAACCAGCCCAACAGACACCGAAGCGGATGGGACCAATACGAGAAAGACTACTACACCCACGAAATCCTATTCCTCAACCAATACGGCATCCCAGCCCTCGAAATCCTCGACCGGCTAGACGTGTCGTGGACAATGTGGAAACACATCATCACCGAAAACCATCTCACCCGGCTCCAGCAGGAGACCGACAACGCCTGCCAATGGGCAAACCTACGAAAGCAGCACCCCGACAAAACGGATCAGGAAATCACCCAGATGATGTACAATAACCAGGTAACGTTCAGCAAAGTGATGAAAACCATACCCGCATAAACACCCATGACACCAGCATAGTATTTGCACACTCTTTCACACATAGGAGGCATGATGGTAGCCAAAACCCAACACGTGATCGACATGCACGGGGACAACAACAACGATAAATTTCCCGAACACCTACGTGACGTCATATGCGGCCGTGCCATCATCCACAATGCCGGCAACGTCTCATGGTGCACCCGCAAACCAGGACACGACGGCGACTGCCGCACAGGATTGCAGCCCACCACACAACCCATAGGACATCATGGCAACCAAAACTGAAACCCTCATCCAACGCTACGGCAACAAAGCCGCAGACGTCCTCGCCGACAGGTCTATCCCCGCCACACAGCTAGCCCGAATGCTCACCCAGGCAGGATACCCCATCTCCGCCACCGTTATCAAAGACTATCGCCGCAAACAAGCCAACACCACCCAGAAAACAGAAGAGGATACCCGATGATAGACAATATAGACCGGCTCCTCACACAACTAGCCAACCACGACAACGCCATCGACGACAATCTAGCAAACGGCACCGTACGGCGCACACGCATCTCCGAATGGACACTCCCCAACGGAGAAACAGGCCGATCCATACAAAAAATCATCGACCACCAACCCGCAACCGACCCCTACCCTATAGACGAACTCGTCGATAAACTAGCCGAATGGCAGCCACCAAAACCCGAACAAGACACACACACCGACTATAGCAATGTTGCGTTCGTGGTAGGGGCGGGAGACTTCCAAATCGGCAAAGGCATCCCCGGAGGAGAAACAGCACACTTCGCCGACGACTACCTACACTCCCTGGCAGCCGCAAAACACTACTGGCAACAGGCAGGCAAACCCGAACGAGTCCACATCGCATTCCTTGGCGACATGATCGAAGGATACGTGTCACAAGGAGGCAACAACGCCTGGCGCACACAAACACCCCTGACGGAACAAATCAGGCTCACCCGCATGGCCATGATGCAACTCGTCCACCAATTCGACCACTGCCACAACGTCACCATCACATCCATCCCCGGCAACCACGGTGAAGCCGTACGCTTCGGCAAAGGAGTCACCACCTACGACGACTCCTTCGACGTGGACTGCTGCCGCACCATCGCAGAAGCCTACCAGCTCAACAACCAATACCCCAACCTACACTTCCACTTCCCCAGCCGAGACGAAATGACCACCACCGTCGATGTGGCCGGCACACGGATACTGCACGCCCACGGACACCAATGGCGCAACAACCAACACTACGAATGGTGGCGCGGCCAAGAATTCCACAACGGCACCGTATCTAATATTCTCATGGCCGGGCACCGGCACCATCTAGAAATCTCCGAGCAAGGACAACGCACCTTCATCCAATGCCCATCCATGGAAGGCGAATCCACATGGTTCCGGCACCGCACAGGCACCACCGGCAACCCTGGACTCGTGTGCTACACTATCCACAACAAAACACCAAACAACTATCAGATAGCGAGATGAAATAGTGCCATGAGCAGACGACCAACAAAAGCCGACCTGGCCACCACCGCATCGTGGGGATGGGCCACAGACCATCATCTTCGCACACTCAACCGGGCATGCACCAAAGTAGCCACACACTACCCCGCAATCAGTGCAGACGACCTGTACCAAGACTCCCTACTATATATTGCGGTGCGGGAACAATACCACAACCTAGACAACAAACACTACATCAAAATGTGCTACAGGGTAGCCAAACGGCTAGCCAACAAAACCATACAACACCTCGACCAGCCGAAACCTTTATCCGATATTATTCATCTAGCCGACAACCAAACCAGCAACTAAAAGGAGAACCCATCATGGTTAAAACCATCCTCGACGACGGAACCCAAACCACCATACTCCAAACAGTAGGCACCACCACCACAGCAATCATCACCAACACAGAAACACCCGAAACCATCACCGCCAAATACACCATCAGCAAAGACGGCACAGCCACCTACAGTATCAGCGGCAACACCTACCTCGGAGACCACCAACACATTATCAAACTCATGTACGACTACTGCCACTGTGTGGGACGATTCGACATCACCAACACCAGCAACCCAGACAACCTATTCAGGGGATGACACATGAACCGGACCTACACCACCGCAGAAATAATCCAAGCCGCGCAATGGATCTGGAACGGAGGCCCATGGAAACCGAGTGTCGAACCAGGCATGCCACCCCCACCAACCGCGCCACAACACCACGGCAACAACATCGTTACCATGATCGATTTACAGATGGCCATCGACGACTACACCCTCACCTGCCAGCCATCCAAACAGCGAAAACATTTGGCACGGTTGGCAGCATTTAGGGAAGTATACGGGTATGACCAAACCTATTCTGTGGCAGCCCAGCGACTCGGGGTGACAAGGCAGACGGTGAAACAGTGGGCAGACCAAACACTGATCACCCTCACAGGCTACGCAAACAGTAGATACTATCCAGACGGCAACGACGACAGCACAGGGATGGGATAAAACCATGGACAACACACACAATATCCCCTACACTGCCCTCCAAACAGCGGTACACCGTATCGTCCAACAGCAACCCACCAACATGAACCAGCTGCAAAACATTGTTGACGGTGTCGAAAACCAGTACCGTGTACCAATCTCACTCGACAATGTGAACCTTACTGTTAAAGAAGTCAGCCTCGACGATCTTGCTATCGACCAGGACACGCTAGACGAGTGCAGCGAAATCTTGTGGTGCTGCGACAGTGCAGGATACTCCACAAACAACAGCAACACCCGTGGCATTCAAGACGACACGCGGGCAAGCCAGGAAGCCATAGATTGGCTGGCAGGAATCGCCTACCAAGCCAAACTACTGCAAGCGGAGGCCGACGATATCATGCAGTCTATCATCAGTCACCGCGACAACCACAAAAATGTTATCGGTCAGAACGTTCTAGACCAGGCCAACGATACTATCTCCGCCTGCCTCCACCTGGACCAGCTGATCGAAGACACACTAGACGACAACCTGTAAAACCCCTGTAGACACAAAAATAGTGCCCCAGCGGCAACCACCACACGATCGTGGCAGCACCGCTGGGGCACACACACATATATTCAATTATGCAACAGTAGACTCTACCGTGCCAACCTCGGACTCGGCTGCACGCCTCGGCACATAGCCGGCAACATCCGCATCATCAATCGGCTCAATCATGCCCCCATCGTCGGGTGGAACAAGCCCAGCATCCACAACCGTGGTTTTAGGTTTGCCGGCCACAAACGACGGGCTACCAAACGAGGTAGCAACCGACAGTATTGCAGCAACCCCGGCCGTAATCAGGGCAGACTCCCACGGCAAACCGCGAAACGACTCCGCAGTATACGTGACACCCGCCGTCACCCCAAGCACAGCAACAAACGTTTGAATAAAAGTTTTCAGGGCACGCTCAAACAAGCCCAACCAAAACTGTTTACCCACAACAAACCACCATCACTTTTTCAAACCGTTAACAGTCGACTCAAGCCTGTCAATACGGCTACGACACTCCAGCACGTAATACCAGACACTCCACAAAGCATCCTTAGTGCGCCACAGTTTCCCCGTCACCGGATTCTTCACCCACGACAGGGCATCAACACGTTTACCCAAATCACCATTCTGAACCTGAACCACACCAACATCATGGTGCAGCTTATTCACCGAACCAGTAAGCTGAGCAGACAATTGTTTAATCTGATCATGCAAGGCTTTCACATCAGCCACAGTTAACTCCTCACTACCACTACCGCCGTTGACGACGGCCATAAACCTGTCCCACGGAAACCACGGCCCAGGATCATCATGATCCGACTGATGCCACGCATCAGTCACATCCACGTGGCCGCAAACACCCCGCCTGCCAGCCTTTAAATCGGCTGCACTAAGCTTCCTTTTCGGAACATTATATTTGTCACACAAACGTCTACACAGGATGGCGGCACGCTCAACCGCAGGCCACACCCTAGGATCCAGCCACTGCTCCCGAGTGTAAGCATGCCCCGGCACACGGAACGAGGCGTGCGAACCCCCATCCGCGCAAATCTCGATACCCAAACTATGCGGATTCGGCGGGGCATGCCACCCAATCGTCGACTCCGACAAGCACTGCACCGTCTCCCCAATATCACACACATAATGCGCCGAACCACCCGCTGATGGGGACGCGAAATAGTTTGCTGTAGACACCGCCCGCCCTTTACGCGAGGCGGACGGAAACCCCACATCCGGGCACGTCGCATGAATCACAACACGGTTCACCGGACTATTCGAACCGGCAGAGTGATGCGCTGCAGGAATGTATCTCACCGCATGTCACCACCAAACGCTACCATCACAGCCACTCCTTTCTATTTGTGGGATGATATAGTCACTATAGGCGACGGTTTCACACCCTGGCAGGCCACAGAACCCGATATTGTAGAAGCCACACCGTCACTATATTTCACAACCAGGCGACCCCCGGAACAGTACACAGACACCACCGAGCGCCCATCCTTACCATCCTTGCCATCGGATCCGTTCGCACCAGCGGGGCCGCGCTCACCCCGTTCACCCTGTGCACCTTGCGGGCCGGCAGGACCTGAAGGGCCCACATCACCGCGTTCACCGGCCGAACCATCCCGACCATCAGCGCCGTCAACGCCGTTCACACCGTCAGCACCTGCACGACCTGGAACACCATCATGGCCATCCGATCCATTCCCACCAGGCAACCCGTCAGGACCTTTCACACCATTCAAACCCGGGGAACCCTGCGGACCAACAGGGCCAACCAGCCCAGCCGAACCATTAACACCGTCACGGCCGTCAGCACCTGCGGGCCCTTGCGGCCCCCGTACACCGGCAGGACCCGGCACACCCTGCACATTACGCTCAACACGCTGAGCATCCACACACAAGCCAGACCGGTGAAGACGCACCGACTCCTGCCCACCAGAGGCACACACCTGCCGCACACGGCTAGCCAACCCTTTAGCGGCTGTACCATTCGACTGGGCCCTCGCCTGCTCCGAATCCCGCTCAGAGGATACAGCCCCGAAACGTAAAGCACCCGCAGCAACCACCTCCAGTAGGACAAGCGACAAAAACAGCAACACCAGTGAAGCTTTCTCAAAATTGCGGCGCTGCCGCTTCTCCTCCTCCAACTCCCTCACAATTCACCCCCCACCACCATCAACAGTATCCTTCAAAAACTCGGGCAAATCAGGCATTTTTACAGGCTCAACATTCTCAGGCAAATTCGCGTTATAGCGATGAACAATATGGCGAATATTCCATGTGTATTCTTCCATCGCATCAACCTGCGCAGACAACTGCCTAAGCCTCTTCTTCGACCTGTAAATAACCGCCTGAATCGAACCAAGGATAGTAGCGATAGCGGTACAAATAGAGGCTACGAGTGTGGGTGTAAGCCATGACACTACAGCCCCCTACCACTACAACCACCACAACATATCCCATACACACAAGCCGCGCATTACACGCCGACAGCAATCCAGTTAGCTATCGCAGGCACACCATTCGGCTTCGAACCGTCATTCGTAATAAACGCTAAACTAAAATCCTTATTAGTAATATTGTAGGCTTTCACATCAATCTGTGCCGTACCCCCAGCCGCCGTAGCCATAGACGCCACAACAACAGGCGCACTACCGAACTGGCGATCAAACGGGATCGTGTAAGCATACACAGCAGATCCGCCAAACATGATCGACTTAGAACCCGTCTCAATCCTAGGGGACAACAACATCCACTCGCCGGCATGGTTAGCCCACACAGCCCCCGAAGGCACCATCACACGGTCACCCTCCACAGGGGTAGGATCACAAGCCGCAGACTCGCCAAACGCCACCCTAGCCGCCACAGCCCTCCTGTCAAGCTGCTGCTGCAACCCGTTAGACGACAACACCAAAGTAGCCAACAATTGCTGATGATACACGCCAGGCTCGGCACGCAACACATCCCGGGCACGCTCCGCACGCCCCCCAGGAACAATCTCCAACTTGGCTGTGTTCGCCTCCCAATCCCGAGACAGGACAACATAGTCGTATCGGGTCTCACCCGGGCCCGGAAGCTGGCCCGTCACCGTCTCAACACTATTCGACGTGCACATCACTCCGTGAGCCCAAGCCTGCCCCGGCAAAACACTACACAACACTGTGGCACCCTGAATCGTCGTGCCGACACGAAAATCGTCCGGCCCTTTCACGGACGGCATATTACCCATCAGACCAGACATTTGAGCCCAATCATACTCGGTCAACACACCATCAAACCCTTTACACACAATACCCACAACAAACCCCAATCACTTACTAAAACTTTTGCAAATCCCGCACACCCGCAGCCAAACCAGCCACACGCCGCGCCAACAGGGCCGACGGATTATCCTCATAATCCCCAGCAACAGGTGTCACCTTCGTCCACCCGTCACCAGGCGATACACACTCCACATCAATCTGCCGCACAATCTCCGCAATCGGGCCAGAACCCACATCCACATAGATCAAATCACCCGGCATCAGATTGCCCGGCCCAAACCGCAACACATCCGACTCAGCCAACTCGATCTTAAACCCCGACGTGGCCCCTAACTCGGACAACACCTGCTCAGCCTCATCAATGAGATGCACATGCTCAGAATCCGTGTTACGGGCATCCTTAAACACCTCGACACGATCAAACCAGTCATCCTCGGCCATCGAATCAACATCCTCACAAAACAGCCGATCCTTGCCCTCGCCGCGGCCACCAACCACCACAGACGTAGCCTTCGGGGCGTCACGCACATACTCCCACGACACAATCGACCCAGACTCGGCAGTCAACACATGCTTCCGGGTCACAGCCGGCACACAATCAAACAGCAAACCACGCTGATCAAACTTCGCATTCTCAAACTGGTTCACCGTGACAGTCATCCGAGCACACGACAACACCGGCAACAACTTATCGGCAAACACGTGAAACCGCACCTGAAAATCCTTAATATAGCGGCCACGACTCTCATCATCGGTCATAAACAAACCAGGCGGAAAACGCCAAGCATTATCCCCCAACACCTGCTTAGCAACCGACTCCGCCGCACCCGAATAGTGGGCATAATCCCTGTCGGCACGCCACTCCATACCAACCATACCAGGACGATAATTCACAGGCCACATCAGCATACGCCACAACAGGCGAATATCATCCTCACACGTGATAGTCACATGGGAAGAACGCCACGGACCCACACCATGAACCTTACGCACAGGCCCAGAAAAAATCTGGCCACCACCATAATCAACAACCAGCCGTGCACCCGGCCTAGTCAACCCGTCAAGCCTGGAATGATCACCCGACACCACCAACTCCAGCGTAGACAAACCATTCCACTTCAACGACAGTTTCAACGACTCAAAAAAATTGATAGGCGCCACACGACGATAATCCGGCGTAAACAATGTTATCTGCGGAACAAGACCAGCCATCAACTATTCACCAAGCCCTCAAAAACCTGTACTGCACCGACACAACAATGACACCCAAACCAACCATCTCAATATTCACACTCCGAGAACCGCCAGGCGGAATAGGCGCAAACTCCCACTCCTTCAAACGATCCATCACATCCTCAAACCCGTTCAACAACGCAGACTGTTTACGAGGATCCGTATCAATAGTGATCCAATCATACTCCTCGACAGGATAATCCGAAGACACACGCAAACCATCAATCTGCACAGACCACGACTCCAAAGGACCCTCAACACGAATCACAGGCCACGCAGGCACATCACCCTTATTAGACAGGTTATCCCAGCCAGAACCAACACCAGGCGTCAACACCACAGGAAACGCCGTACCATCCTTGCCGACAGGGCCGCCACCCAACCAATCCTGCAACTTCGCGTTACTAAAACGAAACTTCTGCTCCTCCCCATACCAAAACGGGTCATACGCTGTCAAATGCAACAGATAGCGCGCATAACCCCTGTTCACCGGATCCACCGTAAACGTGTCATCAGCCGAATCAAACCGGCATTTTAGCACACGCTCACGGCCGGCAGGAGTCTTCACCGACAACTCCCCCTCCTCCCCGGGAGGAAACGCAGACCACAACTCGTCATAGGCTTTCAAAAAACCGTCACGAAACCCACCATCAGGATCCGGGTCAACACCCGACACCAACACCGGCAAAGTCACCTCGCGAGGCTTCACATTAAACCCGCGCCACTCCGAGCCGTGCACCCCAACATGTGTTTGAGAAAAATGCTCCACCTCGGGAACACCCAAACCGCGCAACGAATCATTCAACAACATGACAGGAGACGCACCCGTATAATCCGTCAAATGAAGCACACGCTCGTCGCCAAACAGCGGATCCATAAACCATGTCACAGTCAAACCAGAACGATCAGACGGGTCAGGAATAAACATGCACAACACCCCCAATCACACGTAAGCCAACGCGTTCAAAGCGTCACGCTGCTGCCGCTCAATCCGCTTCGCAAACTCGTTAGGATCACCATAAGTAGGCCCATTCAAATTCACCACAACACTCTTATCATTCGCACGCCGATACCGGTCGTACGGGGTAAACGAGCCCACCGACGATCGCACACCAAACCGGGCATCAACAGCATCCGGCAGCCGTCCCGCCACACCCGACATTGCATCCAACGCCAAACCCGCATTCCCGGTGATCCCCTCAGCCAAACCGGCAACAACCTGCCGGCCAACCTGATCACGAAACACCCTCGACGGGGAATGAATACCCAACACCGACTTCGCCGCATTAGCAACCTGAGAACCCATATTACGCACCGTATCCAACAGGCCACTCATAGCATTCCGGATACCATTACCCAAACCAGACACCACATCACGGCCGGCAGACACCAACAGGGACCCCATATTACCAATCGCACGCCGAATATTGCCAGGCAGATTCCGGAAAAACCCTAGCACACCATGCACGCCGTTAGACACAGCGGACCCCATAGCATGCATAGCAGAAGAAGCCGCACTCCGGGCACCATTAAACCCGCGCACAGCACCACTACGAACCCTAGACGCCATCGAACTGAAAAACCCGCCAACAGCAGACGCCACCGAAGACACAACACTCCGGATAGCATTCATCGCAGAAGAAACAGCGCCACGGGCCGCGTTAAAACCAGACCTCACATGGGAGGCAACCGAAGAACCCAGCCGGGCAAAAAACCCCACAACCGCGTTCACGCCGCCAGAAATAACCGACTTGAAACCGTTAATAAACGCTGACGTAAACGCTCTAATATGATTCCAGCCATTCAAGATGGCCGTGCCCATAGACCTCACGCCAGACACTAAATGATTCACAACCCATGAGATGACACGGGTGACAGTCCCAATAATGCGGGCTGCAGCAGACACAATAGCGCCAAGAATACGTGCAACAAACCCGATCACAGCTGTCACAATCGGCATCACAATCGGAATAATGCGGGCCACCACCTGTAGCACGGCACCAACAACCTGCATCACCACACGCATAATCGACATGACAACTGGTATCAGCGACCGAATAAGACCGATGATAGGTGGCAGAACAGACATGACAGCACCCAAAATCTGTTGAATCACAGGCATCAGAACAGGCACCAACTGCATGATCACGCCAACAACCTGCCGTATCACAGCAACAACAGCCTGCAACACCGGCATCAACGCCGGCAACAACATGGCCGCCACCTGCGTCACCGCACCAATAATCTGCGTGATCACAGGAACCAGCCGGGCAACAAGCATACCAATCACAGGCATCAACTGGGCAGCCAAACCGGCAACCATACCAATAATCTGGGCAAACACTGGCGCCAACCGGGCCACCAGCCCCGCAACTAAACCAAATAGCGGCTGAATAGCGGCCATAATCTGGCCCAAAGCCTGGCCAACAACCCCGACAAGCTGCATCACCGCGGCACGGAACTGGGCGTTAGTGGCAAACATGGCAGCAAACAAGCCGATCACAATACCAACAGGGCCACCCAGGGCGCGAAACACGCCGCCAAGCCCGCCAGCGGCACCCTTCAAAGCACCAAAAGACGGCAGTAGATTCTTCAACGCAACCGCCAACGGGGCAAACCCTGCAACAAGCTTCCCCACACCGGCAGCAACAATACCAAACACTGCGGTGCCACCCGCAAACATGGCACCCAAATTCACTTTAGGAACAGGCAAATGCATTCTCGCAAAAATGCCCTTCAACTGCTCCACCTTGGCGCGCATCTGTGCATTCATTCGAGTGATCATGCCCGGCATACGATTAATCCACGCCAAAATAGACGGCATCATACGCTGAATACCAGCATCTACGGCAGCAAACATCGGCTTCACAGAATCCGTCACCGACTTGATAACCGGATTCAACGCAACAAAAATCTGCCGCAGGCCGTTAAGAAACGGCGCCATAGCCGTAGCACCAAGATAACCCAGGGCGCCCTTAACATTCTTCATAGCGCCCTCAAACGTCTTACCAGACGCCTGCGCAGCACCACCCATGCCAAGCTTCATCGCAGCCGCAAACGTGGCAAAATCAATCTGCCCCTTCGACACCATCTGCGACACCTCAGCCGACGTTTTACCCGTCTGCCTAGCAAGCAAAGACAACACAGGAACACCCGCCATAGTAAGCTGCAACATGTCATCGCCCTGCAACTTACCGCGGGCCATCACAGACGTAAAAATAGCGCCCGTATCCTGAAACGACTTACCCGAAATATAAGACACATCGGCGACAGTCTTCAACACATCCGTCATCTGCCCGCCAGACTTCACACCAGAAGCAGACAACGCCGCAGCCGTAGACGCCGCATCACCCAACGCATACGACGTACCCGTCACAGCCTCAATAGCCGAATTCATAATCGAAGACGTGTCAGACGACGTATGACCCAAACCAGTCAGTTTAGCCTGAGCCTCATCGATAGCCATAGCCCTAGCTATACCGCCACCAATAGTCACATCATAGATAGACTTCAAACCCTTTTTGGCAACATTGATGGCACCCACCATTGCGGCACCACCAAGCGCCAACTTCATGCCCTTAGCAAAAAGGCTACCAGAACGCTGACCCTCAGCAGGCATCACCCCAGAAAGCTGTTTACCAACATCCGCCTTCAAACCAGGCATCTTCGTATACAAAGACACATATGCGGAAGCAATCTCACCAGACATACACTATTCACCCCATAATATTAATCTCGCGAGACACCCCGCCACCGGCACGAACACGCGCCAAAATATCGTCCACCTGCCCAGACGTAAACCGGGCCCTACGCTCATCCGTAGGCCTCGCCACAGGCTCCGGCTGCCCCTCACTATTAGCAGACCTGTAATGATCCAGCATGTCCAGTACAGCCCACTCGCACCACTCAAACGGGCGCTGCCAACCATTCAGGTGGGCCGCCAGCTGGCTAGACGTATCGGTACACAACACGCCAGCCAGCCGGACAGCCTCACCCCAACACATTATCGGGCCACCAACACTATAAACAGAAACACCAAACTTGGTGCGGAAATCGTATTCGATGGCCCCACGATAATCATCAATCAGGCCGTGGAGCCAAACTATTCCCCCAGCGAGGCACCCTTACCGTCAGGCTTATATTCCATCCACTGACGGAAAATCTCGGCAACACGAACCATAGGAAGCCCCTCCAGGGCCTCCACAGCATCGGCCGGGGCGGCAGCCTCCAACATAGAAAACATCACCTCAACCTGGGCGAAATCCGCAGACTCCCCCGACTGGGCAATCTTAGCTGCACGGCGAAACACACGGGCAGGAACAGCCTGCGCCGTCTCCTCCGCATCCGCCAACACCCAGCTACGGTCACCAATCTTCAACGTGTAACCTGTGTCACTCATCTATCAACAATCCCTAAAATCGTGTATCAGTTCTCAGACGGCGGATTCGGATCCGGCTGAGGCTTCGGAGAAGGAGGAGTATCAGCTTTTAAAGCCGTCATCCACCCCCGACCCGACACCGCATCACCCTTCTTATTAATCTGGGCAGGATACGCCTTCAACGTCACACCATACCCGTACACTTCGCCATTCTTACCCTTAATCTCGTCACGATCGATCAACTCAACCTCAGGGAAATAGTAGCGAATAACCTGATCGCCATCCACAATATCCATCAACAGGGCGTGAACACCCGTCGTGGCACCCGGAGAAATATCGAACGAACCCGAATCGGATCCGGCAGTAACCTTCGACTGCCAAAACAGCTCAATAACCTCCTTCTTAGACTCGATCAGCTGGAAAGAAATCTCGATAGACGACTCGGTAGCAACCGTGCGAACAACATCCGCATTCTGCCAAGCCTTCAAATCATCCGTTTTACGCTCAGGCTTAATCTTAAACCCGTCATCCGACAGATACCCTAAAGCTGTAAGCCCGGAAGGAACCGCCTCCACACCCTTAATAGTATCACCCGCGTGCGCGTCACCAATATAAACGTCGCCAGTAACCGCTGAACGAACATTAGACGCTTTACGTGTTGCAGCCATCACAACCCCCCATTAAATATCAAACAATTACATTAAAACAAAAACAAATACGTTTACTCAGATTCGACAGGCCTACATATCAGCTCGAACAGCGAATACACATCAAAACGTGCACCATCAACCAGCAAATCAGGACCCGTAGAACGCCTACAAAACACCACCGGATCACCATCAACCCCGTCAGCCAGAACAGCCTCAACACGACGCGCCAAAGACATAGCCCGATCAGGCGTATCCGAAAACACATTCACGCGCAAAAAAACACGCTCACGCACATGCAACTGCGGGCCACCATCCAACGCCAACCAAATCAGGTCACCCGTAAAATCATCGGACACCGTCCCCACACAGGGTATATCAGACAGCCAGCCATCATCCTTGAGCACGCGTTTAGCCCACTTCCTGGGGTCATCGTAGACGATCACGACGCAGCCCCAATCGAACGAGCCAACGTGCCATGCTTCGCCTCAATACGCTTCCCACCCTTATATGTGGTGCCAATCCTGGCGACAGCCTCCACACGGTGAACCTGCACCTCCGACGACAAACCATTACGGTATTGGGCCCTATCAAAAGCATTACCGCCCACATTCGCCGAGGCCGCACGCCTAACCCTCTCGCCACGCTCAGCCAACATAGACTGCACCCCAGAAGACTTCAACACCTCACGAATACCCGGCAAATTCAGCTTCACATTCACATCCTGAGCCACTACCCATCAGCCCTTCTTACGCTTCACATTAACCTGCGTACCAGCATCCCAGCCAGACATCGGATGATGCCACACCATAGGAGACCCGTCAGCCTCCCACACAACACCCCGAATACGCCACCGGCAACGATAATCAGCGCCCACAACAGGGGACTTGAAAAGCATCGACCAATGCTCATAATCCGAGTCACGGCCTGCCGCCTCATCCTCCTGCGACAACGAAGAATAGATGGCCACGTTATGGTACACGGTTTCGACAGGATGCCCCCAATCCTCAACCTTGTCACCAAGATCATCGACACGAACAGTCGGCTGAAGCATCACAACCGTTTCACCATAAGGAAAACTGGTCATATCATATCTCCCACAAAGGGCCAGCGTAGCCGTTAATATTCGACCCGCACGAGCAACCCTCACCCCACACAGTCGAACACACATCAGAATGCACATATCGACCATTAATAGTTGGGGTGATAGTGAACGCTTTACCAGCCCCACCATCACCCTCACACAGCTTCTTCAACGCAGCAATCTCAGAAGGCCACAACAAATTCGTGGGAGTATTAGACCGTGTAGTCTGAGCGAAAGGACCCGCAGACTCATACTGCACCTGACCAGACACGCCAGTATCATTCCAGCGCAACAAAGCCCTGCGCAGAATAGCCTTAGCGGCATCCTTGTATTTGAAATCCGGTTTAGCGATACAGGGGGCGACACTGACAGCCACAGCCTCCACATCGGCAATCATCGCCTCAAGCTTCTCTCTAGGAATATCGGCGAAAGGCTCAATATCCTCAGGCTTCAAAATGATACCCATCAACACCACCCCCTGCACACAGCATGAACATTATCGCAACAAATGAATCAGTTCTCGACCGGCGGATTAGGCTTCGGGGCAGCCTTCTCCTTCACAACAGCAAACGAATCAAGCGACTCGATAGCCACATACAGCACAGCCTCGGCACGAACCATAACCTCATTATGGCCCTTCAGGTCACGCCCAGTCTGATCCGGGTCACCATACTCGATCAGTTCGATCGGGAAGTTACGCTGGAAACCCCAATGAACACGCGAGAAATCACCAACAATAGCCTTAACACCAGAGGCAGGCGACATCTCCGGGGCACCCGAAACAGTCGAAGAAGCACCAACATTCAAGCCACGCCAATTATCCAAACCGGCAAACCCGGCGGCAGGATACATCGGCTGGCCGGCAAGCGGAGACCCCTTCGGATACACCTCAGTCGACAAAGCAAACGAGAACGCCGGATCCAAAGCAACCCCGTTAGGAACCTGCAAACCAGCACCAGCAATCAGCCCAACCGCCTTAATCAGATCAGCCGTAGCGCTATCGGTTGCATCAACAATATGCTTCGTCTTATCCAGCGAAGACTTGACAGCCGCAGCAGGCTTACCTGTAGCCGGATCAACACCATGGAAAGCAATCAGATCAACAGCGCGACCAATAGAAGCACCCAGGGCAGGCGAAATCAGATCCTGCAAAACACCCAGACGGTAATCAGCATCCGCCCACATAAACTCGTCCGAGACACGCTGCTGAGTCACAACCTTGATAGGCTGCGCAGTAAACGCCGAAACATCAACAGACGCGGAAGGCTTAACCTCGCCCTCACCAACAATCTTAGCGCGAGGAACACCACTAAACACGGCACCCTTCACCGGGCCAAAAATAGTCGGCTGCTCCGGCGACAGTTTCGCCAAAACACCAGAATCGATAGCACGGTCACGAACCGCACCAATCATAGAACCAGGAAGCTCAAGCTTCCCTGCAGAAAGAAAATCGTCAGCCATCACAAATCATCTCCTAGAATTATTGACAAGAGCATCCACAAACGCGACACCCTCACGTCGTTTAACATCATCAACGGGGGCACTCCCCGCAAGACGGCGCACACCCGCGCCACCACCACTATGGTCGATCAAACCCTTCAAAGCTTTCGCAGACTCGGCAAGCGACTCCTTATCGCCACCCGACAAGAAAGCGATCGCATCACTGGACAAACCATACTCTGAAGCAACCTCGCGCTTCACACCCTCAAGAACAAACCCGTTAATCCTGTATTCGAGTTCCTCATTCTTGCGGCGAAGCTCATCAATAGTAGATCCAGAATCACCATCCGAGGCGCGAAGCTTCTCCAACTCGGCGAAATTACTTTTAGCACGAGACTCCCACTTACGGGCCTCCGCCTTCCAATCAGTCCCCGACGATTTACCCTCGCCTTCATTCTTCAACTGATTGTCGGCTACCTCCTGCCCGCCATCGTCTTTTACTGTATCAACAATGCCGTTATCCTTTCCGGACTCCACAACATCATTGTCAACATTCTGTTCCTCAACACTCTGATCGGCCATAGCCTAACCCTACACTCCTTGCGGAAAACAACACAACATTGTTGACCCCCGTGCGGGAGACAACCACGTGCACCGATAACCGGCGGCGCACAACCGGAAACCACATCAAATTATCTCATGTCGCCAACAGTACGCATAGCCTTCAAAATATTGCCAGGCGACTGCTGCAACCCGTGATCATCAACCCACTCACGGGCCTTCTCATACGTCCTCTGATACTCGGCATCAGCCCTATTTGGTTCCCAAGGGCCAACAACCTCAACCACCGTACAACCACAATGATCATGGTATTTCGAACCAAGCGGACGCTTACCACCACGCTTATGACGCCGCGTATGTCCAGTAGTGAGTGCCCTTTCTTTGGTCGTATAATCCGACCTCGTAGCCAACATGGCACAAAACGCGCACGGATCACCATCCGTCACCCTGCGCCACGACCTACCCTGCGCACCCGCCGACCACTCAACCGTGTCACGGCCAGCATTCATAACAGCCCGATCAAAACCCGCAGCCATCGCATCAATCGTGTCATTCGCCCTATCCGGGTCACTATTCATAATCTTCATAGTCGAAAACGACCTAGCCAAAGCCGCAGCAGCATCAAACTCGTCATACACGATCAAACCAGGATCGACACCGTTCAACCGGCGAAAATCTTGCACGAACTTAGCAGCCATCGATGCTGAACCGTCATGGCCGGCACGCTCCAACTCCACACACAAACGAACATACTGCGCATCTGTCATCTTCCCGGAATGCCACAAACGACCAAGCTCAGAATAATAGCCCGCATACTTCCCAGCAAACCTGACCGCCTCACGCTGATACTCAGTCGCAGCAAGCCTCGACATAGCACCCGAAGCCATCGCCTATCATACCTCGTTAGTTTGACGGGAAATAGCCCCAGCAAGCGCAGCCAACGGGTCAGACGACTCAGCACGATGACGCATCACAGCCTCAACCTGCACATCATCAAGCCCCAACATCTCCAACACTGTACGAGAATCAGCAGGCAAAATACCGGCACCAACAAGCTTCGTCACAGCATCCGCTGTAGCCGCCCGGGTAGGCGTCGAAGCATCACGCCAACGCAAACCAACATCACCAAAAAAATCGGCCTCATCAACACGAGAATCCAACGCCTTGGCAGCCAAAAAACCAACCGACAGCCAGCCCTGACCAAACGACGTTTGACGCCGCTCAGCACGCTTCACAAGCCGAGATTCCTCGGCAGCCAAAGCCTCCCCACTAGGTGGGTTAGACGTGATAAACCCGAAATAGCGCTCCGGAACAGCCGCCTCACCCGCAGTCAACTGCGCCAACAGTCTCATCTGATCCGAATACGGTGTAGGAGAATTGACAGGAAACGACCCCACATTCGGAGTGTCACCATCATCATCCTTATCCACAGCCCACACAGAAGCCATCGACAGGACCCAGCCAGGCTGCGAAAACTCGTCAGCCGACACACCCGTAACCCACCTTTGCGGGTAGGCATAAAAATCACGATTCACAGACTGCCCCAACAGTGTGCGAACAGCCTCATCCGTGTAAGCCCTAATAGACCTCGTAATCTCCGAACGCCCATCAATCCTAGAAGTACGGCGACGATTCACAACAGGCACCAACGGAACCGCACCAAGACTATTCACGATACGGCCCGTCTCAACCCACTCACGAGACCCCCGCCGCTCAACCTGAACAATCACATCAGGAAGCAACAACTCCGCCTCAACAACCTCAGGATCACACGTCTGCTGAACCACCAAACCCGCATCCAAACGAGACCCGTCAGCCGAAAACTTGCCTGTGCAATTCTTTGGCGACTGCGGACGAACCAACACCGTACCATCATCCTGGGGAATAACAGCCACAAACGACAACCCAAAAATCAGCGCATCCAAATGCACATCACACGACGCCGTAGCAAGCCGATTCGCAGCATACACACCATCCAAGCCGTAGCCGTCACCATTAGTCCAGCCAAGCCAATCCAGACGCTCCTCCAAAGCATCCACAGCTATACCAGGCCACGACACCACAGTCTGCACACGCTGCAACTCCGGCGGAATAGCCACCCCCAAATCACGCACCCGGCTAGAACCCTCATAGTAGCCCTCAATACGACAATGCCACGAAGACAACCTTTGAATACGATCGTACATGCCCTCAATCAAAGCCAACTCATCCGAGTTCATACCACAGACACCCGCTTCCTACCAGACCGTTCACGCCGCTTCATTTTAACTATTTTCGCACCAAGATACGCCAGCGACACAGCCTCCAAAGGAACCTCAGAACCATCCTTAAACGAGGAACCCCAACCCCACGCAGAGCCTTTCTTTTTCTGCACAGCCGACCTCACAGCAATATCCAACATGTCACGGCGAGAATCAGCACGAGGATGACTAATCACACCCGACCTGACACCCTCCAAAAACGCCTGACAAGCCTCCACATAGGTACCAGTATCAGCAACCACCACGCCACGGCCCGGAACACCACGATCCGTCAACGCCTTCTGCAACAACACCGCACCAGACCCGGCAACCATGATCCGGTCAGTATCACCCCAACGAACCGCCAACCAGTCAGCCAACCGGCCCACACCATCAACAATCGTCCCCGACAGCCCATCAATAACCTCAACATGAACCCCAGCATCAGTCCGGCCAGCACCCGCCAAAGCAACCCGATCCCCAGAACGAGAAAACGAGACACCAAACACTTTCCCACCAACCAGACTCGCCTCATCCACCGCAGACTGAGCCCACTTATCAGCCGGAACCACAGACGCAGCAGACTGGCCACGATCCCACCAGCCAAGCCGCTCCCGAGCAAAACCGGCAGCAGACATCGACTCATGCTCATCCGACACAGTCCCAAAATTCAAACGCCGCCCCAACGCCGGATTAGTGTCACCCGCCAACTTCCGCCACTGCCGCGACACATCATCCGGATCAGACTCGTCAGGAATCGAAAACTCCGTCCACGCAAACCTTTTACCACCCGACAAAGCCTGCCCACGAAGACGCAACACCACGCTACCGTCCGCTAGAGGCCCAGGCGGGGTACCAAGGAAAATCTGCTGCGGATCGCCAGACGGGGCAGCACTTACCGTAGGAAGCAAAGCCTCCAACTGCTCATCCGACAACTCCTGAGCCTCATCACACACCAAATCATCAACCGTAAACCCGCGAGCAGAACCCCGAGAACGGGCCACAAACTCAACCGACCCCCAACCCGGACAACCACACTTACGCTCAAACGTGGCACAATCCGGGTGATGCAACACAATAGCCTCCTGGCCATTCGTCGCCCGAATCGACTTCACCATACGATACAAGTCAGGAAACTGCCGCTCATTCTCAAAAAACGACCTCAACCGCATAAACGCCTTACGAGCCGACTTCAACTCGTGAGCCGTATGCAAAATACGGCGACCCTGAATAGTCGCCTTAAACAACTCCACAATCTCCAAAATAGCATTCTTGCCATTCTGGCGAGGCACAAACACCCCACACACACCCGAAGCAAGCCTGCCATTACCACCGACAGCCAACCAATCATCCAACACCTGCTGCTGCCACGGATCAGGCGTCAACCCATACGCACGACCCAACTCCCCAGCATCACCGCCAGCAGACACCGAATACGCCGCAGCCACCCGGTGACGAGGAACCTGAGAACCAACAACACTCGACATTAGGCCCCTTTACGCTTCCTATACCGGTCAATCATCGCCACCGCAGAACCCCCACCACGGCCACCAGACGCCACATCAACCGAATACCGATCCAACATGCCCATAAAAGCCTTCACATGAGCACGAAGCGAAGCCACCAAATCCGCGCGACCCTCACGCCACACACAATCATGAATCACCGCAGCATCCATGAGAAACAGCCACTCCTCATCAGACACGTACTGCGCGCGACTATCCTCACCCCACACGCGCCACCAACGACGCGTCTCCCCACACCACTCACGACTACCAGGAAGCTCAGGCTGCACAACACTCACCACCAACACAAAAAGTCGACAAACAGACAAATCCACAAAAGGGAGGTATTTCACT